GGATATAAGCGTAGTTGGTGGTAGTACAATGCCTGTTAATAAGAACGCTAGATTACAACAACTTATAAGCTTATCTCAAACTCCTGCCGAAGATGGACTACCAATGATAGATAGACAAACTATATTAGAAAATAGTGAGTTACCTAACGTAGAAGAAATATTAGCAAGGTTTGAAGCTATTAAGCAACAACAAGCAGAGCAACAAGCTCAAAACTCACAAAATATGTTACAAGAGCAACAAGCTAACATTCAAATGTCAGCACAAGCAGAAATGCAAAAAGCAGAACAAAAATATAACTTTGAAATGCAAAAAGAACAAATGAAGTACGATATTGAAAAGAATAAAGATATATCTGCAAAAGAAGAAAAAGCAAAAGATAGAGAATTACAACTAATACAAACATTAATGAATAAGCAAACTGAACAAATAAGTGATGAAACGAATAATATAAACAATGAAGAAGCTAATATTAATAAAGAAGCTAATGTTACGGAAAACGTTGCTCAAAGTGATGATAACGGCACTACAGAAGAAGAATTAATTAAATTAATTGAATATGTAATGTCTTTACCACCAGAAGAACAACAAGCTCTATTAGAGCAATATCCAGAGTTAGCAGAAGTTATGCCCTTAATACAACAATCATAATAACAAAAGAGTTTTGCCGTTCTCTAATAAAAACGGCTCAATTATAAATCAAAGGAGTAATGTAAATGGCGTTTACAGATTGGGTAGCAGAAGAACAAGAAGTAGATACAGAAGTAGATACTAACGTTGAAGAAGTAGATACAGAAGTTCAAGAAACACCAGAGCAAGAAGAAGTTGTTGAGCAAGAAACTCAAACAGAGCCAGAACAAACTATGCAAACGTTTAATGTTAATGGTCAAGAATTAACATTAGAAGAGCTTCAAACTGGTTATATGCGTCAACAAGACTACATATCACAAAGAGAAGAATTAAACAAACTTAGAGAAGAAAATAAACAAGCATTAGAGCTTGTAGATTATCTAAAGAAAAATCCTGCATTAGCACAAAAATTAATGGACGAGCCAGAAGCAGAAAATGTTTCAAATATTGTTAATCCTGCTATGGATAGAATACAAGCGTTAGAAAGACAAATATTCGTTCAAAACTTAGATAATCAAATTTCACAATTAAAGAGCAAATACAAAGACTTTAACGAAGTTGAAGTATTAAATAAAGCAGTACAAATGGGCGTTAAAGATTTAGAGTTTGTGTATAACGGTATGAGAGGTGCAAACATAGAAACTCTAATAGCACAACAAGTAAAAGAACAATTAGCACAAGCAACAGAAAACATGAAGAAGAACGCACAAGCAACTAGAACAGTTGTAGGTACTACAAAAGAAAAACCAGTAACCGTATCTCATAATTTAACTCAACAAGAAATGAGAGTTGCTGATTTAATGGGAATGAGCTACGAAGATTACGCAAAATACAAATAAATACATGAGGTGAATTAACACATGATAGGTAACAAAGTACATCAAGAAGCCAATTTTGGTAAATTATTAGAACCAGGGCTTAGAAAATTATTCTACGAAACATTCGATGAAGTTCCAGAACAATACTCAAAGATCTTCCACGTTAAAAATTCTAAAAAAGCTAGAGAAGTAGATTACGGATTAGGTTCTATGCCAATCTGGGCAGAATTTGGTACTGCTATTAAATCTGATTTATCTGGTACTGCCGTAACAGAAGGAGAAATGCCAACTGTACCATACGTAACTATTCCTGCTGGACTTGAAAGAATTTACGTTCACAAAGAGTTCGCACAAGGATTCATGGTAGAAAGAAAAATGGTAGATGACGAACAATACGGAGCTATCCAAAAAATGCCTAAAGACCTTGCTAGAGCAGGAAGATATAAAGTTGAAATGGACGCAGTTTCATTATTAACAAAAGGGTTTACTGAAAACGGATATGATGGAAAACCATTATTCGCTAAAGACCACCCATTATTAAATAAGGGGACTTGCTCTAACTTAATTGAAGGTGAATTAAATCAAGAAAACTTACAAAAAGCTATAATTGCTATGAGAAGTATGAAAGATGAAGCAGGGAAAAAAGTTGTATTCAAAGCTGATACATTAATTGTTCCTCCTGCATTAGAGTTCAAAGCTATTGAATTATTAAACTCTACTAATCAACCAGATAGCGAATTAAACAACGTTAACTCTGTTAGAGGTAAATTAAAAATAGTTGTTATGGAGTTCTTAGAAAGCGATACTGCTTGGTTCGTAATGGATTCTACTAGACACGAATTAAACTTCTTCTGGAGAGTAAGACCAGAGTTCAAGAGAGAAGAAGATTTCGATACTTTAGTTGCTAAGTACAGAGGTTACATGAGATATTCTTATGGATATTCTGATTTCAGAGGTATCGTTGGTTCAAAAGGAGAATCTTCTCCTTCATCATCTTCTGCTAGAGCTAAAACAAAATAAATAAATAATTAAATATAGGAGCGTTAATTCGCTCCTTTTTTATTAGAGGTGATTAAATGAGATACACACAGAACATAAATCTACCTATCGTAGAAGATAACGATTTATATTCTAAAGAGATAAATAACTTAGCGTTTGAGAAGATAGACGAGGAAATACAAGGGTTAGCTGATATAGTAGAAACGCTTGATTCACCAGAGAATAGTATAGCTGACGTTAAAAAAGATATAAATGATATTAAGAGCGATGTAGTAGATATTAACGAACAGTTGGTTACAAACGTGGAACAAATAAGCTATATAAATACAAATAAGTCATATTGGGTTTCACCAGAAGATTTCGGTTGTAAAGGAAATGGGGTAATAGATGACACAGTTAATTTACAAAAAGCAATAACTTACTGTTATGAAAATAAAAAAACATTAAAGTGTAAAGATAATTCTATTTATTGTATATCTAATACATTACAAATATTGGATTACATTGATATAGAAATGAATAATAGTATAATAAAAGCAATACAACCTATGGATAAAATGATAAATTATAAGTTTCCACAAGATTATAGAAATTATATAAACAATACTAATCTTGGTAAAATGAGTTATTCTTCTCTACATTTAGATGGAAACAATATGGCTAAATATGGTATTTATATTGAAGACGGTGTGTGCATAACTTTTTATAATACAAAAATAAGATTTGCTAGTATAGGAATACATATACATTCGGCAAGTGAATTATTATTTGATAATATTTATGTAAGATGTAATCCTACTGACAATAATAGCATAGGAGTTGAAAATCTAGCAAATGATTGTTTATTTAATATGATTTATATTATGGATGCTCATGTTGGTATATTAAATAATGGATTAAACCATATGTCGAAAGTACATGTATGGAAAGGTTCAAATTTCAATGGTTCAATAGGTATTAAATTTATGGGGGGTAATTTATTTTTAGATTCTTCATATATTGATAGTTATGCGAATGCTTTTTATATAGGTTCATCATCGCAGTTAATGATTAACAACTGCAATACTTTTTATAATGGTGCTATGTATACAGATAATTTTGATAGTCCTATTATATTTTTTATATCAGATCCAACGAAAGATATGATGGGTTATAGCTCTATAACTAATTGTTTTATAAAAGGAAAAAATTCAAACACTAAGTTATCAAATGTAGAGAATTTAAGAGTACGCGAAGCTAATAACTCATTTGATAACTTAGACATGTCATATGTAACTAAATTAAACACAAAAAATATAACATTATCAGATGGTATCATTAAAAATTCAGACAATGCAACTGGTTGTGCATTTGTATCTTTTGAAAATGCTACAAGATATATATATTTAAATATAGAAAAAACAAGTGGTTTTTCTCATAATGATTCAATAGGAAAATTACCGTTTTCAACTACTCAAAGTTTTGTAGTACCTTGCTTAATATCGGCAAACCAATATTTTAATGGTGTAGTCGAACATGCTATTTTAGTTATAAATAAAACTGGTAATATTATTGTTAAAACAAACTCGACATTGACTCCTAAGTATTTAGCTGCTAATTTTACATTACCAAGTGGTTCTTTTAGATAACAAAAATAAAGAATTGTATAACTATATTATAATTAACACTTGATAAATATTACTCACACAAGGAGGACGGTAAATGTATATAGGACAAGCAAAAGTAAAACTCTTTCACGATTCGTCATGCAAGAAAGAATTAAAAAAAGATATATCTGGTAAATACTTTATAGACGTTAGAGTTATATCTGGTCAACCTACTCATACATTAACAAAAAGAATATACGCTAAGAATTTAGGCACTCACAAGGCGTATAACGTTAATTTAGCAGGAAGTAATCAAAATATATCTATACAAAAAGAAACGCTTAGAAGCAATGAGAAGTGCTATATAGACATATCTGCTGAAATACCTAAAGGCGATAAAGGTATAAGAACATTTCTAACTAAATTGGAGTATACACAATTACCATGATAAGTATAGGTAAATTAGCGACTAATAAGTGTGCAACTCTTCAAGGATTAAAGTACGGAGCTATAAGTCAGAACGATTATGGCTCTGATATTCAAATAGACGCTAATAACATACAGAGTGATCTAAACTCTTTTGATTATAATAGAACGCTAAATAACGATAACTGCTTCGCCTTAAAGTTTAAATCGTTAGAAAATCCTAGAGCAAACTTTATATTAAAAGCTAAAGTATGTAGATTTGTACCTTATAAGACTTACAGTAATACAATAAAAGTGATAAAGAAATACGAAAATAAGATAAAGGGGTGATAATTTGGCTAAACAAATTATAGTAACTCAAAACGATTATGGTATAGAATTAGAAACACAATTCGTAGATGATAAAAAGAAGCCTTTAGACATAACAGATTATGATGTAAGGGTTAAGATTATATATGACGATAAAACGATAGACACTATATTAGCAGGGCATAAAGATAGTGTTAATGGTATTGCTTATATCGTTCTTGAAAAAGAACATTTAATAAATGCAGGATTACATACTAGTGTATGGAGTGTTGTTGATGAAGATGAACACGTAACTGCACAAGAAAACGTTTATTACTTCGTAAAAGACGTAGAAGGAAGTGAAGATGATACTCCTACTACTGATTTGCCTATAGACGCTGATGGCGTACTTAATAAGTTTAATGAGATTGATAACAATTTGTTTGAACTTACTGAACAAGGAAATGTTGTTAACGAAGAAATAGATAGTATTAACGAAACATTAAGCGTGGTTAACGAACAATTGGAAACTAAAGCGAATACTAATAAAATTGTACAAATAATAGGGTATGAGTTTTTAGAAATGAAAGGTCAAGATATAAGCGATTTATTACAATATTATGTAGATAATAATTATAACATTATTTTACCTAGCAATTATAGTTTTATTTGTAGTAAGCCAGTTACTATAAATAAGCGAACTGTTATAAAAGGTAATAATAGTTATATTAAGTTTACGTTCGATGGTGAACGAGGATTGTTTGAACAAAATAACAATGGTGCTTCACTTGAGTGTTATGATTTAGAGGTAGAAATAAAAAATAATCAAATAGCTTATGATTTTAGATTAGAGAATAATGAATCGGGTACTCATTTAAGACTTTATAATTGTGTTATTAATGGTAATAAAAATAATACAAAAGGTGTACTGCTAAAACAAAATGATTTTAGTTGTGTTAAAGACACAAAATTTTGGTCTGTTTCTTACCCTATCGAAGCAACAACAGATGCTAGAGATAATACACAACTACTGTTTGAAAACGTTGGTATCGTAGATTGTATAACTGGTATTCTATTAGAACAGAATGATAAAGTAAGTTTAATTAATGTGGATATTGCTACTTGCGAAACAGGATTTAAGTTGCTTGGCAGGAATAAGAGAATTAAATTTTCAAACTGTCATTGCGAAAGTTTTACTGATACTGGATTTGTTATAGTAGACAATGTGAAAAATGAAGATATTATATTTGAAAATTGTAGTGTTTTAGTCCCACTCGAAGCTACAAAACGAGGATTTTACTGTGGGAAAAATATAGAATATTTTACAACTGGTTTAAAATTTATTAATTGTGGTGGAGATTTAGGAGGAAAAAGAATATTTGACATTAATTGTAGTTGCGAATTTAAAGGTAATATAAATGTCAATGATAAATTTATTTCATTTGAAGATACTTATCTTAATACTAGATTAATTAGAAATGAAGAAAAAATAAAATATAGCACTAAAGAAATAGCTACTGGTGATGGAACATTTAGTGGTACAATAACATTTACCCAAAATGACAATTTTAACAACTTTAATTTCAATGGTGAAATATATGTTAACCATACTTTTGATGAAGTTGGTTTTTACGAAATACAACTAAATGGTTATAATTCAAGTCAAGACGAAATTTTTTGTTATATACAAGAAAGTGGCGGAGAATGGGGAAAACTATATGATAATATAAGATTAAATAAAAATAAAAATATACAAAAGTTTATTTTTTATGTTTCTTCCCCTGCGACTTATAGAATAGGATTTAAATCTTACGCTAGTGTCGATATGAAAATGAGAAACATAATCATAAGTAATGTTTGATAAAAACTACGAAATAACACAAAATGAGCGAGGGGTAACATTAACTTCCTCAACTTAACATAAGAGGTGATTAAATGAACGTAACAAATAATTTAAAACTTCCTCAATATACGGAAGAAGATATATTTGATTTGCAAGATATAAATAAAGCGTATGATAGCATAGATAAAGCATATAAAGAAGTAATCGACTTCAAGAACGAAATACCTAAGACTAACGCTACTGCCGAAGTAATAGACGCTAGAGGTGGCAAAGAAACGTTAGGTGAGAGATTAAATGAGTTTGATGAACAGTTGGAACATATGGCGAAAAACATTAACAAGAATATAATATTTGCAAATGAACATATAGATATTGGAAATGGTAATGATGATAGTGTTTTATTAAATAGTTTGATAACATCTTTAAATGGTAAGAGTTGCGATATTGTTTTTGATAGTTCTAAAACATATTATTTTGCAAATACGGTTTTTATACCTTACAATGTTGGGTTAGACTTTGGAAATGCTTATGTAAGTCCAAAGGAAGGTGGAACTTTAGTTAATGGGTTTATGTTTTACTTAAATGCTAATGCAAGTAATGGTCAGTTAGTTGGTTTTTCTAAAGGGTACACACCAATTATTAAAAATATATATTTTACTAACCCCGATAATGTTGAAAATGTAAATGTATTTTACTCACTATCAAAACACACAATAGATAACATTCTCATTGAGAATAGTAAATTTAAAACTTTTTACAAGAGGGATAAAGGTACTTCAGAGAGTTCATACGCTTATAACGATATGATTATTTTAAATAAAATAAAAACAATAAACAATAATAAGTATAAAGATGAAAATTTCATAGAAATTTTATGGCTAGGTGATAGTTTAAGAATATCTGATTCAGACTTACATCAAGAAAAACTATACATCGAACAATGTAGTGGAGGAGTGTTAGAAAATATATTAAACGCACACACTACTATTAATAAGTGTAATGCCATGACATTGACTAATTTTCACAATGAAGATTCATCAATAATTATTAAAAACAGTTCAGTATCACTAAATGATAGTATTATATTTTTTAGGTACGAGGGTTTTAAAAATGGTAGAATACCATTGTCAATTATAAAGGACAATAATCAATATTTTTCAAATAATAATAAGCATTGCTCAATAAATAACGTTCTTATTGCTTATGATGTAAATATGTCGCAACTTCCTAATGATTATACATCAACTTGGTTTGACGCACGTATTAACTGTAAATGTACTATAAATGGATTTTATAGAATTTCAAATTTTAACGGTGAAAGTGGAACACGAGTATATAGTTGTCCGTCCATTTCTTTTGATGGTGTAAATGTATTAAATGATTTTTCAGATTACCCAAGTAATGCTATACACTCAATAATATTAGGTAACAAAATAATTGATTCAATATCTTCATTTAATAGTGGTGATTATGGGTCTATGTATATGGGGTCAACAGGTGCTAGTAAATGGAAAGAAGCAAGTGGAACTTATTACTATTTTATTGTTTACTTATGGGGTAATAAAAATAATATGATGAAATCGTATTATGCAAGTGGTGAATTATCAATATCAGTAACTTACGGCGGTGCTTGTCCGCTTATAGGTAATAAACGTTTAGGTGATAGTTTATGTGGAACTGTAAGATTGTATAGGGGTACATCACCAAACACATATACTCATTATGTTGACATTCCTATTACATCTTTTGAAAGCATTACAGATTTAGGTTTCTATGTTTCAACTGGTGATAGGTGGAATACTAGAGTGAGCGGAACAAAAGATGATACAAATAGTCAAAGTAACTATTCTACAATGACATTAAGTTCAGAGGGTAATAGCATTATTTATGGAACTGCTATTCCTACACATGGAACGTGGAAAAAAGGTGATAAAATAATAAACTCAAACCCTACAGCAGGTGGTTATGAGGGTTGGGTATGTATTAATGCTGGTACACCTGGAACTTGGAAAGGCTACGGTTTAATACAAGCATAATTCGCACTTGATAAAAAATACGAACCAAAACATATCAACTCATGTTTCATATTTTACTATTTATATTAAATTTTAAGCATATTCAACGACTTTAATTGAATATATATAAATAGTAATTGAAATGGAGGTAAAAAGAAATGATTATTGGGGTAGACTTAGGTAATTATGCAGTAAAAACTAGTGAAAATCTACACTTTTTAAGTAAAGTAATTGAAAGTAACGGCTTTTACGGTGAAAAGGAAATATGTTTTGAAGGAAAAAAGATAATAGTTGGCGAAGGAGAGTTCCAAACAGACTTTAACAAATCATTGAAAGAGAACACTTTGCCACTATTATTTAGTGCATTAGCATTAAGCCACCCGTGTGAAGAGTGCTTTGAAGTTGTGTTAGGACTTCCAATACAACAATACAAGAACAATAAACAAGAGCTTATAGATTATATTAAAGAAAATAGATGTAAACAAATAATTCATAAAGGACATACTAGAAATATAACTATATGTGATGTAACAGTAGCACCAGAAGGAGCTAGTGTTTATTATAACCTTCCTAAAGATATTAGACATAAAATAGACACTAAACAATTAGTTATAGTTGATATAGGTGGAAGAACTACTGATGTGTGCTTATTCAAGAATAAACAAATAAAGAAGTACAAGACAATACCTAGTGGTATATTGAACGTTTATTCAGATGTTGTAAATGTAGTTAATGAAGAATATACTACCAACCTACCATTAGAGGACGCAGAGGAAATAATAGAAAAAGAACTATTTATAAATGGTGAAACAAGAGATAGAGGATTTATAAAACAAATATTAAAATTACACTTTGATAGCATTTTTAAAGAGCTTCAATTAAACTTTGATATTAGTCAAGGTTATGTGCTTTTAACTGGTGGTGGTTCTAATATATTTAAAAAAGCTTTTAGTAATAGACTTAACAATTTAATTATTAGCTCGGATTGCATATTTGATAACGTTAAAGGGTTTAAGAAGATTGGGGAAAAGTTATGGCGATAAAAAGGTGTTTAACAATAAGTTTTAAAGCTACTACAAAAGATTTAAAATTGTATGAACTATTAAATAGCATGGAAGATCGTTCAGCAGAGGTTAAAAAAGTTTTATATGATTTTTATTTTGGTGGAAAAACGCAAGATAACAAAACAAATAATTCAAATAATATTGATAAAATTTTAGATGATGAAGATGTTCCAGATGTTATGGATTTTTAATTATCACCATAAAAGTGTACTATTACCACACTCTTACGAATACACTAATAGTGTGGTAATAGTGTGGTATTAGGTAATAAAACCTCGGTTATTACTCGATTATATGCTCGGTAAGAGTAGTGGGGGAGTGTTCGGTTAATGTATGGTAGAAAAAGAGAAGAAGAATTAAAACAAAAAAGAATAACTGTACAAGTTAGTCAAAAAGAGAAAGAAATACTTTTAGAACTTGCAGAAAGAGAACATATGACAGTTGGAGCTTTTATAAGAAAGATTTGTATTTACGATAAGTATGATGAAATCTTTAGAGGTAATTATTAATGAATTGGAACGCATTTATGGTCGTGTTACCGATAAATATATTAATAATATGGGCAATAATTAAAGATATTAAAGAGATAATAAAAAGAGAAGAAAACGAGAGAATACGTGAAGCTAATTTACTAAGAGATACTATTCACATAGATGTGTCTGAAAAAGATTTAGAAATGTTAGATATGAATATAAGAAGAAGCGAGTTTAATACTCGTAATGAATATCTAAGAGGAACAATAAAAGAACTAAGTAAAGACGCTTAATAGCGTCTTTTATACTAAGGAGTGATATTATGAACTTTAAGCAACTACTTGATTTGACTTATAACATGATAGACGAAGTAGATGAAGATGAACAAATAGAGATAATAGTTAAAGGTGCTATTAACGAAGCATATAGAGATTTAGCAAAAATAGACAAGCGTATATCTACTGCTTATGTACCAGTAATAATGGGTGCGATAACGCTACCAGATAATTGTCTACAAGTCGTTTCTACTTCACCAGAGCTTACTAACGAAGATAAAATAGTTGGTAATTCTATAATAACTAATAAAAGTGGTATTGTTAAAATGGTGTATGCTACTTCGCCAGAAGAACTTATAGAAAATGAAGATGAACCAGACTTAAATATATTTCTACATGAAGCTTTATGCCTTTATGCTTGTTACAAATATATGCTTCATAGAAAGAAGGTAGAAGAATCAGAATACTTCTTAAATAGATATATTATGAAAATAAATAACTACGAACAAACACAAGCAGAAATGATTAGTTGTGTAAATGATAGCGTAGTTATAGATTATTAGGAGGTACTTTATGGCAGAAGCTTCATTCAAAATACCTAGTTTTCAAAGTGGTATTAACGAATATTACGCAGAAGGTTTAATAAAACAATATGAAAGTGTAAAGGCATATAACTGTGATATATCAGAAGGCTCTCTAAAGACGTTTAATGAGCCGTCAACAAAATATACCTTAGATAGTAATATCCACTCTCTAATGGCGTTCTACGATGTTTCAGACGCATATGTGCTTTGTGGTAAAGGTAAATCTTTATGTAAAACTGACGGAACAAAAATATACGATATATCTGGTGAAAAATTAGATACTCTTAATTTTGAATATAATGGTGAGCGTATAATGGTTGCTACGTCTAAAGAAGATACTCCTTTTTTACATTCCAAAAAGGAAACTAGAAAATTAAAAAACAGACGTAAAAAATATAATGATGAAGGAGAACACGTTGGGTACATAGACGCTGATGGTAAAGAACATAAAAACGAAAGCACTATAACCACTTATGCTCCTACTGGTGAGTTTATGGAACTTCATTATGATAGGCTTTGGATAGCAGGAAATAAGGACAACCCCGATAGAGTTTACTTCTCTACTGCTAACGTTAATGGTGCTGATATAGAGGACTTTACTGTTCCACTTGCAGAGGAAGAAGAAATAAATATGCACGGTGGTTTTCTTGATGTAAGAAGTTATGACGGCTCTAAGATCATTGCAATGAAAGTTATATTTAATAGCGTTGTGTTATTCAAGAATAAAAGTGCTTATAAGATATATGGTAGCTCTCCTAGTAACTATCAACTTGTAGAATTGTTTAGTTGTAATGGAGCTATAGCAGATAAGAGTATTTGTGTTGGTAACAATGGAGCTTACTTCTTAAACTCTGATGGAATATATTACTATGACGGTACAAATACTACTCTTGTTTCGCAAAAGATAAAAAACATTATAGGTAGAATGAACAAAAACTACGCTAATAAAAGCGTTGCTATATACCTTGATAACAAATACTATATTGCTATTCCTACAGACGGCAGCGAAAACAATAATACTCTTATTGAGTTTAACACTATGAATAATTCTTTTATGACTTATGATATAGACAATATAAACTCGTTCCTAGAGTTTGAAAACGAACTACTATACTCTTCTGGTGAAAAAATCAAGAGCTTGTTCAACGGAACAAAAGCTTTACCACTTCTTTGGACTACTCCATTATTTGATTTTGGTGCTAAAAACTATCGTAAAATGAGTAATTACATTTACCTTAGAGTTAAAGGTCAAGGAAAGTTAAAGTTAAAACTAAAAACAGAACGTAAAACAAAAGAACTTATTATTGATTTGCCAGAAGAAGAAACGTTATTAAGAAAGAAATTAAAAAACAAAGGGCGTATGTTCCAATTAATGATAGAAAATGTTGATAACTCTAGTTTTGAGTTAGTTGCACCAGAGCTTATTTGTGAACTAGACGCTGATTAAAGGAGATAAAATATGACATATGTAAGAGAAGAAGTCAGAGGAACAACTGGACAAGATATAATGAAAATTAATGAAAATTTTATGAACATATTTGAAAAGGTGTTCGGCGACATAAACTTTAGCGATACTGATACTGCGTTACAAAATAGCATACTCACACAATATATACCATTTCAAGGTGATGGTAACGTAGATAAAACTTATCCTCTTTATGTTAGGTTCTATGTTCCACCTAATATTAAAACTATTAAAGGAGCTACACTTAACGCTTTTGTAGAAAACTATCGTATGGATAGTGATGTAACAAAAGGTGGTGGTGGAGTTGCAGGAGGTAGTGTAAACCTTAGTATCTCTGGTGGTGGTAGTTGTACTGGTAGTGGATATACTGCTTCAAAAACTGCTTACGTAACAAAATGGGGAACTCCACCTTATGAATATGAAGCACCTACAAAATATCTTATAGATGGAAATATGAATGGTAATATGTCTAGTCTTATGGGTGGTTTTTTACAATCAACAGATAAAGTAGGTTTAGCGAGTGCTATATTAAGCGGTATGCATTTAAATAAGGTAACTCCTTATGCAGACTTAAAGAACTTTCAACACTCACATGAATTACCACCTATAAGTGTTAGTGTAAGCGTTCCACCACATAGCCATACTGGTGAAGCTAGTGTTACTATACCAGAGCATACCCATGAACTAAAAGAAGGAATAAGAGTATCAACTACTGCCCCAGGTACTACAAATGTTTATGTTAATGATAATAAAGTTTGTTCTGTATCAAGTGGTAACGCTACTGCTAATAACATAGACATATCACAGTACGTAAAGGTTGGTGAGTGGAATATTATAAAAGTAGATACAACGAATTTAGCAAGAATAAGTGTTTATGGAACTATAGAAGCGATAATGAAATACACAAATAAATAGAGGTGAAATAATGGACGCTAATAATAAATATTATCAACAAGCTCAACAACAATATACTCCTAGTTATAACTTAAAAGTTGACGCTTTAAAAAATCAACTTGCAAGTAATCAGCAAAATTTAGAACAACAAAAAACTGGAATAAATAATAATTATGATCTGCAAGTACAAAATCAAAACTTAAATAATAAGCTTAACAAAAATAATGTATCAAACGCATTACTTGGTAGAGGATTATCAAACTCTTCTATTGCTATAAGTGGGTTAGCAGAACAAGACGCTAAAAATACAAGACTTATAGGAGATATAAATAGAAACAGAACTGCTGATTTAAATAATATTGATGAACAAAAGAAATTATTGGAACAAAACTTTAATAACACGTTAGCACAAATGGAAGCTGATAAATTAGACGCTATTATGAGTTTAGCACGTCAATTAGAAGATAGAGATTGGAATAAAAACTTCCAAAACAGACAATTACAACAACAATATGCTTTAGCTGAAATGCAAAAGCAATATCAATATGCACAATTAGCACTTCAAAGAGAGCAAATGAATAGTAGTAACGCTTGGAAACAAAAAGAGTTTGATTATAAACAACAACTTTATAATCAAGAGTTAGAAAGAGAAGCTTATAACAACTACAGAGATACTATAAACGACGTAATAGCTCACCCATATATGGATAGCGATGATAAATATAAAGCATTACATCAAATTTATGTGTCAATGTATAACGATAATAAGAAGTATGGATATGATTATTCTGACTTACAAAAGAACATAACTGATTGGGGAAATCGAAATCCATTAAGCACAAGTGTACAAGGATATTTAAGAAATAGAGAAAAAACACAATCTTCATCATCATCTTCTTCTAGTAAAGGTATAGGAACACAAGACTTCTATAGCTTATCTAGTAGATTTTAGAAAGGAACGATAAGATTATGAATTGGTTAGATGATATGCTTAAAAGCACAAGAAAAACAACTACTAATTTTAACTCATTAGGGGATTACTCTCCCCTTTCTGGTTTTGAAAACGAGCAATATTCAAGTAAAAATCCATATCAACAAATATTAAGCTCTGTTCCTAAAGAAGAAACTCCAAAAGTAAATAATATACTTCATACTGGATTTTTAAAATCTATAGGTATGGATAGTTGGGCAGACAAACAATACAACAACTTACCAGACATTCCAATAGACAGTACGTTCTACAACAGAAAAGATATTTATGATTTAAAGCAACGTCTTAACGCTTCTGGAATAGAAGTACCAGAACAAGCTAAAAATGACGCAGGATTACTTACTAGGTTCTTTAATATCATATCAGCAGGTGGTCAAGCCGTAACTACTGGACTTTATAATGCACTTGATGGTGATGAAAACACTAAATTTTTAAAAGGTTTAGGTGATGGGTTCGTTGGTTCTTTAACAAGTGATGAAAACAAAATAAAACGTGGTAGTGATTTAGTTGATTTAGTTGCAGGAGAACGTACTGGTGATGAAGGTTTTGGTGAAAAGGCAGGACGTTTTGCTGGTGGACTAGCACTTGATATATTACTAGATCCAACTACTTATCTTACTGGTGGACTTGGTGCATTAACAAAAGGTAAAACAGTATCAAAAGTAGGTACAGAAGTTACACAAGAAGCAGTAGAGAACGCAATAAAAGGTATTAATAGCGTTGCTAAAGGAACTAAAAACGCTGATAAAGTAGTTGATTTAACACAACAAGCTAAGAAAATTACAGAAACTATTAATAAAAACAACGTTAAAAATTATAAAGGATTAAACTTTACTGTTCCGTTTACAACGATAGAAAAAGAGATAATTAGTGCTGATAAAATCGCAGAGATAAGTAAATCATTAGGTATAGATAAAACGATTGGAAAAGGATTAGAAAAAAGTGGCGAAGCAATAAAGAACACATGGAACTTTAAAAAGAGTGAAGATGGTATAAGAGCGTCACTAGAAGCTTTACCTAAAAGTATCTTAAAGAAGCTTGATACTAATTATGAATTAAAACAATTAATAAAAAATAATCCATTAGAGTACGCTAAACAAGTTGCTTCAAAAGAAGTTAAGAATCAAAGCAAATACGCTAAAGAACTTATGAATGAAGAAAACTTTGCACAAGTTAAAACTCTTATAGAAGATATGAAAGCGTTAGGAAAAGACACTAAAGAAATATCTTCACTTATGGAAAAGCTTAAAACTCATAACGTTTCTGATGTGCTTAAAGACGAAGCTCATTACAATATATTTGAAAAATTTATAAATGACGCTTCAAGAGAGCTTGATAATGCAACAAAAACTGTTACTGAAAGCGAAAGAGCTATGAGAAAAAGGGCTTATGAACTTTTAAATAACACTAAAAAAGAATTTGATAATGCAAAACAAATAGATGACTTTATAGAATCTACTGGTGCAAAAGCAATAGATGAAGTTGCTAGTGAAACAGAACAAATACGTGATATAAGCGAACTTGATATAAAGAGAAATAAAAAAGATGTAATAAGCGAACTTAAAGAAACTAATCCAGAAGCAACAACACTTTGGGAACTTTATGCTGATAAAAGTAAAAGTGCTATAGAAGATTGGCTAAAACTTTCTGGAATGAAGAAAGAAAAGTTTGATGACTTCTTGGACTTAACTCCAAAGCAACGTGAAAAAGTGTTAAATAATATAACTAATAAGCAACTTGAAAAAATAACTAAGACTAGACCAGACGGAACAAGATATAGAAACATAAAAGAAGCTAATGAGATACGTTCTAAAATGTCACAAATACGTACTTCGTTTGATGATATGTACAAGACAATAAAGAGAGATATGAAAAACTTCAACGAAGCTAATAATGTATCTACATATGTTACACCTCATAATACTAAAGAAGTTATGGATAGCTTAGATAAAATGATACAAAAGAACGTTGATAAAACTATAGAAAAAGCAGATAACTTTACTGGAATAGAACATAGTAATATTAAAAATCCAAAAGAAGGTACTGAAATATTACCACCAACATCTATGCAAATAGAATATGATAAATACAGAAGCCTTATAGAAACTAGAGTAGATGAAATGTTTAGTGCAAAAGATCAAATGTTAAGAGAACTAGGACATTCAGGTGACGAATTAGCAAGTGAAGTATTTGATAAAATGATACATCTTCAAGCTGAAAATATGTTAAATAATAAGAGTAAATATCATGTTTCACCTAAAGAACCTTTAGATTACAAAGATTTCAAAAATAGATTCTCTAGTTTATTTGATGGACAAACAATATACGGTGATAAATCGAAAGCTAATTTAAAAGACTTAGCAAAGCTTTACGGAATTGATGATATATCACAATTAACAGAAGGTAGTATGAAATCTATTTATGGTAGAACATCTATTCTTACTGATACTGTAGAAAAAAGATTAAGAAATGACATTGCAAGAAAAATGAGGTCAATTGTTAAAGGTCGTGGAATAGATAGTTCAATGTCTAAAGGCTTCGACCATGTAACAGAAGTATTAGATACTGTTACTGGTAAAAAACATGATTTAGAAGAAATACTATCATATCTTAATAGTGGTAACAAGGGTGCTAAGAGAGTAACAATAGATAATTTACCTAAACGTTATAAAATCACTAATAAAGGTGGAGTTGTACAACTTGCAGAGCAACAAATAACAAGAGAATTTGCAGAGAAATATCACGGTAAAGTATTCTCTGAACTTAGCAAAGAAGAACAACAACAATTAATGAGAAGAGCTGAAAGAATAGCTGATGATATGCTTGAAAATGATTATTTTATGGGTAACAAAAACGTTTATGCAGGGCAAGATAGTTTAAACTTTAATTATGAGAATGTTAAGGACGCAGAGAAAAAAGTATCTGATTACTTCTCTAAAAAAGTTAGTGATAGACAATACTTAACAAACGGAGAATACGAAGGTTTAACATCTAGTATAGATGGCGTTTTAAAACAAATAGATGAAGCATTAGAAAATTCAACATCAATAGAAAAATTAACTCAACATGGTGGGGATTATAAAGAATATTTAGAATTAGATTCGTTCTCTAACAACATTGATAAAGAAATATCAACGTTAAAGAAATCAAAAGAAACGTTAAGCGAAGAAATAGAGAAGCTAAATGATTTGCTAAGAAACCAAGATATTACACCACGAGAAAGACTATCTATTGGCAAAAAGATAGACGATATTAACGATTATATGAAAATATCATCTGATAAAATTGATGAATTAATAGCATTACAAAAAGAAGTAAAAATAAAATCTTCTAATCTTAATAAGTATTTTGATGAACTTGATATAACACCATCTAAAAACACAAACAATACTGCAAAAAATGATTTGAACACTAGACCTATAACAATTCCAGAAGATACACCTAATAAATTAAGAGAAGTGTTTTCAAAAGAATCTTTAGATTTTATAAGGAATGATGAACCAAAATTAAAATACAAAAACGGTAAAAAACAACAAATAGTTGAAGATTTACAAAGAGGATATGAAGAACGTAGAGCATTTAATAAAGCTATGTCAGAACAAACTACTGCTCAATTAGAAGCAACAGTAACTAAAGAACTTCCTGGCAATGTTAAGTACGAAAAGCCTATAGACGCAGATGTTCAAAAAATAGCTGACGATATAACATCTAAAGTTAAAGACAGAACGATAAACGATATGAATACAAAAGAACTTAGAGCAATGCTTAAAGAGTACGGTATTAAAGGTATAAGTAAATCTAAGCGTAGTGAACTTCTTGAAATAGCTGATATAGTTGCAGGAAAGAACGCTAGAATAGGTATTGATTTGTCTAAGAAAACTGTTGATGAAATACAAACGCTATTTAAACAACTAGGTATCAATGACGCTGAATTTGACAAAGCATTAGAACGATTTACTGGTGCTAAAAAGTTTGAGAGCAGAGCTAGACTTACAAAGGATAGTTTAGAAACTTCACTTGCTAAAGTAAAGAATGGTGAAGATGATATTGCTAGATTAACTGCAACAATAGATAACTTGTTTGGTGAAAGTGGTAATAAACTTTACGACACTTACGCTGAAAACATGAAGAAGAATATAAGAAATTTAGATGGCGAAAAGACAATGAAAACGCCAGTAGAGTTAATAAGAGATAACAAAGAGGTAGTTGACGCTTTAGGTGGAACTAAAGAAGCAGAAGATTTTATCGTAAACTACACAGAGTATATGAGAAAACTTTTAGCTGATGAAAAAGACTTCGGGCTTGATGTTAACTCTATAACTACACAAGGTTATGTTCCTAGACGTATGAGTGATGAAGCACTAGAGAAAACTGCTAATAACACAGATTTAAATGTATTCCTTGAAGCTTATTTCAGAGATAGAAAGAACTTACGTTACAATGAACAAAAGTTTATGAAAGCAAGAACTGGTAATGGAACTAGCACTATCGCTGAACTTAACGAAGCAATCTACAAGAAAACACTAGAAGAGTTTGGTGAGGAAGGAGCAATAAAGAACTTCTTTGAGCGTGATCTTGCCAGACTTATGATACAAAGAACGTATGAACATGGTAATGCTTTTTATGACTTTAAGCTTAAAGATATGTACCTTGATAAAATGGGTGTTAAGCTTGGTTGGGCAAAAGGAAAAGACGGAAGTTTATATAACATAGTAGAGAACGCAACTGGTAATAGAAAGTGGGTTAAAGAAACAGAGCAAGGAATTTACAATGACTTTATCGGGCTACTTAACAAACAAGATTATAAATCTATTAGGAACGAAATAGAAAACTTTATGCCTAACGAAAATTATTTACCAGATGGTATGTTAGAAAAGGTTAAAAAAGAAGCATTAGATAAGTTAGATAAAGTTGAAAATTATAGAAAAGTAAAAGGTGGGCAAACTTACGAACAAGCTAAAAATGAGTTATTCTCTAGTTTACCTCAACGTGCATTTGCTAGAGAACTTAAAGAGCAAGTTAAACAAGGAAACGTAAAACTTGTATATCCTAAAGGTGAAAGTGCTGATATTACTGTTAATGCACTAAAGGACGAATCACTTCAAAAGAATTTAAAAGAAACTATGTGGTCAAAGAAAGCAGAGCAATATAATGGAGCTATTGATTACACAGAGCTTACATGGGAAGATTTTGAAAAAATAAACATGAGTACGAAGAATGTTCCAGTTTATGCTATAGATAGCGTAACATATGACGCTTATCAAAAAGCTATGACAGAACAATTCACAAAAGATAAAGACAATTTCTTAAAAGTATATGATAAATTTACTGGAATATGGAAGAAGATGGCTACAACAAGCGTAGGATTCCATGTAAGAAACGCTTTCGGTAACTCATTTCAAATGTATCTTGACGTAGGAGCAGAAGCACTTAATCCTAAATGGTTACAAATAGCAAACGAAGTTGGTAAAGATAGTGCAGAAGTGCTATTTAAAAGTGTTGATGGCGTAGAATATACTGGTAAAATGGTTAATGATTTGTTTAAACAAGTTGGTTTAGATGATGTAACGCAATTAAGCACAGAATTTAACAAGGCTCGTAAAGGTAACATATCAATAGATGAATTGATAAACGGAGTTACAAAACCTAAAACTAATCCTATAGAAGCAATATTTAACACTTCACAAAAAGTAGGTGAGAATATTGAAAAACTTGCTAAACGTCAGCAATTCTCAATACTTTTAGAAAGAGGTTACTCACCACTTGAAGCTAAAGCTCATGTAGATAAATTCTTATTCGATTATTCTGATTTGACAGACTTTGAAGTTGATTTTATGAAGCGTATAATACCATTCTATGCATTTGCTAAGAAGAATATGGAACTACAAATAGATACGCTTATGCACAATCCTACACCAGTTAAAAATGCTAGAAGAATATTAGATAACCAACGTAAAGTTAATGTATCAAAAGAAGAAGAAGCTCTTCTAAAAGATAACGATAATGACAAAATAATAACTAATTTTGGTGGAAAGAAACGTACAATATCTACTAACTTACCGTGGATTCAAGATACTAATATTCTAGGTTCACTTAATCCTATAATAAAAACACCTTTAGAACTCGCTACAAATAAAAACTTTACATTCGGTAATGAAATAGAGAATTACGAAGGTCAAGTGAAAGAAGCTTCTCCAATAGAAGGTCTTTTAGGTGGAATATTAGGACAAACTGAAATAGGTGAGGACGGAACAAAGTACATCAATGCTAAAGCTAAACATTTAATTACTAACGCTTTACCTAGTGTAAGAACTATGGATAGGTCATTTGAAAATGTAACATCTGATGATAAGCTAGGTGGATTAATGGCGTTACTAGGATTAGGTGGTCAAGAATTTAATGTAGATAAGAGAACGTCTTATGAAGTAAGAGAGTATAAAGAACTACTTGAAAACTTAGAAAAGAAAGCACAATCAATGGGCATAAACACAAGAGAAAAATTAAAAGAAAAGCAAGAGTTAGAAAGACTAATGAAAGCGTTAAATATATACTAGAGGTGATAAAATGTCTGATGTACTTATAAGAGCTTTAGAAGGACAAGGAATATGGACTATTGTCTGTATTCTCCTTGTTATTTACGTTCTTAAAGAAACTGAAAAAAGAGAAGCACGTTCAATATCAAGAGAAGAAAAATTGCTTGAAATTATTGATAACTTCAAAGAACATTTTGGTCAACTAAGGGAAGATGTGAATATTATAAAAATAGATGTAGATGACATCAAAGAACAAGTAAAACGAGGTGATAAGTAATGGCTTGTAAGAAAAAAGCAAAGAAAACAACTAAAACTAGAAAGTAGGAGAGTGATATTTTTGAACAAACTTATAAGTGTAAAAAAGATTATCGCAATATTACTTACAGTAGTGTTTTGTGTACTTTCACTAACCAAGCAAATAGGTTCTACAGAATTTCTAAGTGTATTTAGCATGGTTGTTGGTTATTATTTTGGTGCAAGTGTAAGTAGACAAGCTACTAACGAAGCAAAGGAGTTGATTTAATGTATATTGGATTAGACGCAGGACACACACTTTCTGGATTAGGTACTGGTGCTAGTTGTTACGCTAGTGAAACTGATATGAACAGAAAAGTACATAAAAGACTTACCGAAATGTTAACCGAGAAAGGTCATAAAGTACATAATTGTACTGTAGATAAAAGTAATAGTGATCTAAGCGATAGAGTTAATAAAGCTAATAGTGTTAATTTAGATTTATTCGTTTCTCTTCATCTTAATGCTTATCAAAAAACAAATAACGCTATGGGAGTAGAAACGTATTACTATTCTTCATCTAAGAAAGGAAAGACTTATGCAACTAATGTTCAAAATGAATTAGTTAAAGGAGTAGGTTGGAAAAATAGAGGTATTAAAACTGCTAACTTCTACGTTATCAAGAACACTAAAGCTCCTGCAATACTTGTTGAGTTAGGCTTCTGTGATAGCAAAGCAGATATGGATTTATTTGACGTAGAAAAAGTTTGCAAAGCTCTATTCAAAGGTATAACTGGCGTTGAATACAAATCAACGACAACTACTACTAAACCTGTATATAGAGTTGTTATTGACGGAAAACACATTGGATCATACGCAGAACTAAGTAACATAATAGAGCAAATAAAAAATCATATATCAAATGCTAAGAAAGTTGAAATAACAAGAATATAAAAATAGAGTAGGTTACGCCTACTCTTTTATTTTAACTCTTTCATTAAGTATTTTATTCCATTCACTTTGCTTTGTACTGCATAGACCACTATTTGTCGCTTTCCCTTTTTGTATCTCTGCATTTAATCTACCACTCTTAGTATTATTATAATACCCCATCATTTCTCTACCTCTAGCTCTACACACCTTTGCTTTGTTGTAATTCTCTCTTATGAACATATCAAGTGCTTCTTTACTCTCAAACTCTTTTATAGGGTTTAGATCTACATATCTTCTATAATTATTTATAAAATCAACTAATTTTTGTTGTTTATAACTTAACCTAATCATAGGTATAATTACCCCCTCGTAATAGTTATATCGTAATGTACGTTTAGTACGTTCTTTACGTAGCAACGCTTTCGCTTTACGTTCATTACGTTTTAACGTTTATTGTATTAACTAACGTTGCTTACGCTTTAACGCTCTTTATACGTTCTTACGCATTGCTTTACGCTTTGCTTTACGTCTTAACGCTTAGAAACGTAAATAAAAAATAAATTCACATTTGATTTGTCAAAATCAAATACGAGCGAAGCGAAGTTGCTATACGTTACTAAACGCTCTAACGCTTATCAACGCATAACTGTTCGTTAGTAAGTGTAACTCAAAAAGTTGTACTTGTCAATAGGTTTTCTTGAATTTCTTCTTGATTTGCAAAAAAAATGCTTAGTAACGTTCATTAGAACGCAAAAAGATACCCCCACGCTTTAGCAAGTTAAAGTTATAAAGTTTTAATTCATTAAAGCAAAAAAGACACGCCAACCTGTAAACGTGTCTTTAAGTATATAATTTTATTGAAAGGAGGTGTGAAAAAACCGAATCATGTTGTGCCACTAAACATAATTCATATATATATGTGCTAGTAAAGAAGTTAAAGCGTTAAGTCGGATAAGTCGTTAACTCTCAACTACAATATAATTATAACAAATTATGAAAACTTTGTCAACAAATTTTTACAATTTATGCACCTTTTTTACATTCTTCCAAATAATATGTTCCTAACGCAATAGCGTCTGATTCATCTGCTAAATATGTTTTAATTCCATCTTTCTTTTTATAGTAAACTGGAACACATATATGGTTAGGATTTAAGCTCCAACGTTTAGCAATACATTCAGCTACTTCTCTTTTTTCTGCTTTACCATTACCAGTTATAACTTTCTTCATGCTCATTGGGTTTACTTCTTTAACTTCGCAATTAAACATATCAGCTAATAACAAAACAATGCCTTGCAGTTGAGCTAATTTAACAATATTTGTTCCACCAAATTTACTTCCTGCAACGTTAACTTTTTCAACAACTACAACATCTGGATTATAAAAAGAAAATATTTGATAAAACTCTCTTTGAGCTTGTCTAAGGGAAGTTACGCAATCTAACGTAACTATCCCACTTTCAACGTATTTACCATCTTCAAATACGCAATATCCACTTCTTGCTCCGTGATCTACACTTAAAACAACCATTATTCGTTTACCCCCTTTCTGTACTCTTCTAATTCCTTCTTATACGCTTCTGATTTGTGATACCCACAACTAAACATTTCTGGACAGAACCCGCGATATATGCACTCTTTAACCATAACTGACGCTAATTCTGGTTCAACTAAAGCTATCTCGTTTTTAACTTGTTGCCATGCTTGTCTTGTTTCTAATGAAGCACAATGACATAATCTCTTTCTTGATATGTTTATAAGCGCTTGTGCATTAGCTTCACATTCGTGATTAACTAAACTGTTTTGTGGCATTTCATCACGACTTATTCCAGTTCTATCAGTACGTTGGGTAGACACAAAATGCTCTATACCGTACTTATGGCGTACTAAATGTACTGATACCCAGTATTTTAAATCGCTCCATTTCCACCCTATATGTAACTTTCTTATAGGACTATGTTCACTAAGTAATAATCTTCTTTTCCAATCGGAAGAAGGGTATGCACCCTTATCTTTACCGATCGTATTCATTGTTGCGTTCTTTACATCTTGCCAATTATCTTTATAGTTTCTTAATGTTATATTCATGTTAATTATCTCTCCTTAGTAATTTTAAAAATATAAACATAGGTCATGGTGCAAGGTGTATTCTGCCTATGTTTTTTACGTGATACACTACGTAATATTTTGAATGGTTCGTTACTTTGTACTTTTCCAATACGAATTATTTTCTAATTTTATATCATATCCATCTACATTTTCTATTTTAGTAACTCTACAGTTAGAATAATAACCTTCTTTTAACCCTTTATTTCTCGCTTCTTGTTTATCTTTAGCGACTACCATAAAACTATCCTTAGTTTCTAAATCCCAATCTTCCCATGCTGTAACTAACCATAACTTTTCCATTACTCTTCCTCCATAGCTTTTCTAAATTCCATTTCTAATTTAAACATACTTTCAATAGTATTAACCATTATTTGTTTTCTTTTCTTTAAATCGTGCCATGTTTTACAATCATCAAAACAATCTTGCACAATATTCATAAAATCAACCTTATCCATTTAATCACTCCTAAATCCGAATATTCCTTGTCCTAATTTCAGTTGTTGCATTTTTGTTCAATAACTCGCAATATATTCAAATTGCGTATTATAAATCCCAACCATTATTAGACTTGATGTATTTAGGACACTCATCATAATATTTACAGAAGTTCTTACAGAAGTATTTTCCACCTTTAGCTTCTGGTAAGAATATTCCTTGTTCCATAGCTCTTACATTTCTCTTTATTCTTGCTAATCCACGTTCTATAAACGCTTCATTTATTTCGATTTCCTTTGTTTTTCTCTCTTTTGTAAAAATAAATACAAAACGCTCTGGATAAAATCCGTATTTTTGTTTATAATACAAACTGTATACGGTGGCTTGTATGTTATCAGAAAGCTCTCTCTTCGTAAATTTCGAGCTACGACCAGTTTTGTAGTCGCTGATAACTATTGACTTATCTTCTATGCTACCGTCTACTCTATCTACAAATCCTTTGAATGGTAATGATATGCCGTCTATTTGCAAATCAAACTCTTCTTCTGTTAAGATAGGCTTCATATTAGCGTACTTTTCATAAAAATAATCGAATTGCTCTAATGCTTCATTTATATATTGTTCTTTCTTTCCATCTGGAAATTCACACTCTAAATCATTAACTGCATTATAGAACATATCAACCATTTGCTCTTGTGTTAAATTTTCTTTATAATGCTTATCGAATAGATCGTGAAGCAAAGCTCCAAACTCTCCATAAAAATTCTTATCGTCCTCTATTTTTTCTTCCCCTATTTTGTTATATTGTCTAAGGCACTTATAACCACACGTTTCATATGTTCCAATACAACTTACACTAAACCTCTTCATTCTTTAATCCTCCTTATTTATAGCACTTTTTATTTTTCTTATAATAGTTGATATAATAAAAGCAACTAAGCATATTAAAACTATGCTTAGAGTTACTTTATCTTCAAAACCCATGAATGGTACGTCATTCATTATTTCTTACTCCTTTCATAGCACTCGATACTATTCTTTATGACTTCTAATACTGTCATAACACCAACACCACCAGGAACGCTTGTTACGTCCTTGAACTCTTCATAAAGCTCTTTGTCTATATCACCACATAACTTACCTTCTTCATCACGATTAATACCTACATCTATAGCGATAATGTTATTTAATCTGTAAAATTCAAGAATATTTTTATTAAAGTGATTTGCTTTACCTATTGCTGATATAAAAATATCGCTACTAGCAATTAAGCAATTTAAAATTATTTCATCTGTTTTGCTATTACAAACTGTTACTGTTGCTCCTGCATTAATCATTAATTGAGCAAGAGGTTTACCAACGATATTTGAACGTCCTACTATAGTAACGAGTTTACCATTTAAATCAATACCTTGATGTTCTAATATAGTCATTATTCCTTTAGGCGTACATGGGATTATAGCGTCCTTATCACCAATCATAAGTTTACCTTTGTTAATAGTAGTAAATCCGTCTATATCCTTTTCTGGTGCTATAGCGTTTATTACTGCTTCTTCGCTTATATGTTCTGGTAAAGGTAACTGAACCATTATTCCGTGTATATCTTTATCAAGATTAAATCTTTTTATAGAGTTTATTAACGCTTCTTGTGATGTTTCTTCATCGCCTTGAATATGCTTTACTTCTATTCCCACCTCCTTACATAAATTTATTTTGTTACGTACATATACGTTAGACGCAGGGTTCTCACCTATCTGTATGAATACTACTTTACAACCACCTTTGTACGTTTCTTTGATCTTTGATATTTCTTTCTCTCTTATTTCTTTACAGTTAATTATCATTTACTTTACCTCCTAATAGTTTTGAATTGCGAATCAACAATCCTTTTTAAACTTCTCTTTATTCTTCTCATATTGTTCATCTGCAATTTCTCTAAATTTAAAAAAATTAACTACAATCTCCCTTATCCAGTATAAAAACTTATCGCAAATATCCAATAGATTCTCGGCTATTTTAGTTGCATTCTCTGCTATAACATATAACAAAAATATCGGAAAACGAATAGGAAAAGAAACTATGTTTAATATCAAATTTAACAATTTATATCTCTTCAATTTTGTAACTCTATAATACATATACCCTCCTTATTTAATTCACAATAATTTCAAATTGTTAAGAAGCGTTGTTACACGCTCCCTATTCTTTCTATATTATCAGCTATCCATTTGTTATTACCGTCTTTCTTACCTTTGGTGAATACTACGTAACCTTCCTTTAAAGATGATGAACAACGACTATAAACGTTAGGGAAAACTGTTACGTCAATTATGCTTTCTCTATCTTCAATAGTAACAAACGCCATTTCTTTATCTGTCTTTGTTTTAATAACTTTTACACTATTAATTATACCACCAAATAATCCATTATTCGACACTTCTGAATAATTTTTCAAGGAATATTTATCTAATGGGTGAGCAGTTAAGTATATACCACATACGTCTTTTTCCCATTTTAACTTTATCTTATCGTTATACTCTGTAATCATTTCTGATTCACGTTCTTTCTTACTTCTTGTCGAAATATAAGAGTTAATTAAATCATTTCTCTCACCTTCTTTATCAAATATTCCACACTTAATACACGCTATTATTCCAGTTTTATTAAGTGCTTTACTATCTATAAGCTCTTGCAATGTATTTATTTTTGTTTTACTAGTGTAATCAATAAGCTTAGTAACTGCTTTTTCACCTATTCCATTAACACCAGAAAGTCCAAAACATATATTACCATCTACAACATCAAATCCAACGTGAGTAGCATTTATATTAGGTGCAATAATTCTTATACCTAATGATTTACATTCATTTATAGCTTCTTTAACTGTATCTGATTCGCTCTTATACATATCAATATATTCACACATATATTCTGTAGGGTAATATGCTTTTAAGTAAGCAGTTGCATAAGTAATAAAAGCATAAGCCACGGCATGAGATTTGTTAAATGAGTATCCCAAATCGAATCTATCAAAGATGTTATTTGCAAAATTACTGTCGTAACCATTATCCATAGCACAACTAACAAAATCTGCTCTATATTCTTCAAGATCTTTCACCTTCCTCATGTAATCTGCTTTACCTAATGTCCATCTGTTACCAGTAACAACGTTCATTAATCTCATTGTTTGCTCTTGGAATACTATAGCTCCGTAAGTAGGGCGTAAAATTTCATCTATTTCTTCTATTCCATATTCACTACACATTTTATTAATAAAGTCGTTTGCTTCTTTAACCCCTGGTCTACAAACTGCTTCACAAGCGATAATATCATCAAACTTACGAGGTTTAACTTTATCTACTATTTGTTTTGCAGAAGCTCCGTCAAGTTGGAATACGCCACTTAAATGACCACTATTAAGCAAATCATAAACTTTAGCGTCATCTTTTTTTATATTCCATATATCTATATCAACGTTATAAGACTTCTTTATACGTGCTAACGTCTTTCTTATAACTGTTAATGTTTTAAGTCCTAAGAAATCATGTTTGATTAAGCCATGCTTTTCAACTTTTTTCTTATCCATACTTAATACATATCTACCTCTATCTTCGCTAGTTGTATGACATGGAGCGTAGTTATAAATAGGTTCGTCTGTTACAACTAACCCCGCTGCGTGGGTACTTTGTGTTGTTACAATACCTTCTAACGCTCTCATTACGTTTATTTCTTTATCCATTCCTTTAGTTGCAAACATTAACGCAGGATCACGTAATGCTTCATCAATATTTTCGCAATTATCTGGAATAAGTTTTGATATTTTGGATATGATATTAGTAGGGTAATCAAATGAGCTTAATATATAACGAAAAGTAGCTTTAGGTTGAAGAGTACCAAAAGCACTTATTTGAGCTACATGTTCATTACCATAAGTATTAATCATGTATTGTATAGCTTTTTCTCTATGTTCATAGTCAAAATCCGTATCTATGTCTGGATAAGATAGACGGTCTACGTTAATGAAACGTTCAAATAACAAATCGTATTCCATTGGATTTACTTTTGTTATACCTAGTGCGTAAGCAACCATTGAACCTACGCCAGAACCTCTTCCTGGTCCACACATAAGATTTTGTTCTATGCCATATTGATTAATCTTTATTGATTCAAATGAGTTGATGTAATCAGCAACTAATAGGAAGTAACCAGTAAAATCTTTACTTATTATTACATCAAGCTCTCTGTTGATTCGTTCTATAACTTCTTTATTGTAAATATTACCGTACGTTTTTGCGTACCATTCATTCATTTTTGATTTTAACAAACTTATTTCTTCGGCTTTATTTAAGCCTTTGAATGATGGAGCATGAATTGAAGATAAATCAATTTCTACGTTACATTTGTTTTCAATCTCTTTTGTATTGTGTATTGCTTCTATTGGAAGTCCAGTTGAAATCATTTCATTATAAGAATGTATATAATATGATGAACCTTCAAACTTCCAACGAGTTTGATCCGTCATTTTCTTTTGTTGTTGTATCGCAAGTAAAACTTCGTGAGCATAACTATCTTCTTTAGTTAAGAAGTGAGCGTCATTAGTAGCAACAAGTTTTATATTTAATTCTTTTGACAAAGCAATAAGCTCTCTGTTTACACTTGCTTGTATTTGAATTTCGTTATCTTGTAATTCGATATAAAAATCATCTTTAAATACTGATTTGTATTTTAATAATGATTCTTTACATTTTTCACGCTCACCACTTATAATAAGTTTGCCATGCTTACCACCTATACACGCAGTAAGTATTACTAAGCCATCACTATGTGCAAAGAGGTCGCTTTCCTCTATTGTAGGCTTGTAATAAAAATGCTCTGGTGTATATGATAAAGCATGAAGTTTTAACATATTTTGATAACCAGTTAGATTTTTTGCTAAAATTACTAAGTGGTTTCTTTCTTCACGTCCAACATAAAACTCGCAACCAATTATTAGCTTTATGCCTATTTGTTGTGCGTATAAATAAGCAGGAATAATTCCTGCCATACTACCGTGATCTGTAATTGCTAGTGCAGTATGTCCTAGCTCTTTTGCTCTGTCTAAAAGTTTTTCTACTTTGTTAGCACCATCTCTCATTGAATATTCTGAATGTACGTGTAATTCTGTAAACATATATTATACTCCTTTACATACCTATGCTTTTCATAAACTCTGCTTTTAATCTTCTTCTTCTTTTCCTAGCTAAAAGTCTATTCTTCGTTTTCCAACAAACCTCTTTGTTCTCAACAACATCAGAAGTAAATTCTCCTATACTATAACCTTTTCCTCTTAACTCATTTATAACATCATCTATAATCATATAAATACCTCCTAAAATTGGTAAAAATAAAACTGCGTACTTTCGTGAATATACGCAGTTTTTTATAACTTTGGCTTATTTACTGCATTTCAAACCTATTCAATACTGTTTAAAATATTGTTTTGGATAAAACACGCAGTTTATTTAGATAAAACACGCAGTTTTTCTATTTATGCTTTTCAACTCTACCACAAAGTGGACAAGTAACTTCAAATTCTTCTTCTAATAAATATCTTTCACTTACTGGAATTTCTACTAATTCATTGCAACATTTTGTATGAGTTAAAATAAATAATTCTTCCTTCATGTTACATCACCTCTATTGCCCATGATAAATATACAAGTGCTTTGTCTAAATCTTCTTTTCCGTTTTTATGTTTATACCTTGAAACGTATTTAATAACATTTCCTATACAGTACCCAACATATTCATCTTTGGTTAGCTTGTCCTTTATGTACTCGATAACCTCAATATCACCTACAGTATAATGTTTTGGGTGATTAACCTTATCCTCTTTTTCTTCTTCAAAATTTTCTTTCGTTGCTTCTTGAAATATTCTTAATAAATCTAATTCATCTAAATGTTTTTCCATAATTACACCTCTTCAAATCTGTACTTAAATTTTGTTATATTAATATCGCTTGGTTTAAAACCTAGCTCTTCAATTAATGCTCTTTCAAAATCGCCTTTAGCTCTTTGTTCTAATTCTCTTTCAGAACTGTAATTATCAACTATTGCATCATATTCGTCTTTATTTATATCAAGCACTTCTGCTCTTAATCTTACATTCGTTTCTAAAACTAATTTACTCATTATTTCTTTCTCCCTTTGTACATTATCAATATCTTATTTAACGTTCTTATCAACTCTTTCTAAAGCGTCTTTTATAGTAAATCCATTAGGGTATCTTTTTCTAAGTTTTTCAACGTTAGCGTCCATACATTCTTTCATTGTTATTTTGTTAACATTGCAAAGGTTTGCTATATACCAAAGAATATCTCCGATCTCTTCAATTACATCGTTAATATCTAACACTTTTCCTTGATATATGTGCTTTTTAAATATATCAACTGTTTCGCCAGTTTCTCCAGCTAGTCCCATGCACATGTTTGAACATATTGCTTCGTATGGTAAATCACTTCTCATGCTTCTTAAAGCTTCTTCTTGAAACACATCTAAATCGTTTTTTGCAGGTTCATTAACATTTCCATTAAACATAAATCTCATTCGTTTCTACCTCTTCTCTTATAATGTTTTTAAAATCATTCAACTTATTGTAAAAGTTCGTTCTACCAACGTTGCAGTTTTTAGTGATGTCTTTTACTTTAGCGTCATCAACGAACATTCTTATTGCGTTTTTCATGTTTTCATTATCTATTGTTTTCTCTATAGTTTCATTTAAGAGTATATCGTAAATGAGCCTATCTTCATCATAACAAAAATCCTCTACGTAAAAAAATATTCCATACGTTTGGATATTGCGTTCAAAACGCTCTTGTTTTTTTCTCCATTCCATCTTTAGTTCATTTTGCATTACTGTCATAAGATAAGATGTAAATAGCGTTCCTTTTTTACTATCCCATTTTTCAAGAGCTTTCATTAGCGAAACTCCATAAATGTAATTCATATCATTGACAGGCATTTTATAATCATGTGCTAGTTTATAGCTTAATCTTTCTGTCTTTTCAACTATCTCGTCAAGTACCCTTTTGTTCTTCGTCTTGTTATATTCAATAACAAGCTTGTCAACTATGTTTGCTTTCCCCAAAAATAATCACCTCTCTCCTATATATTACCATAATCGACACTAGATTACAATAATTATCCAAAAAAATTGAAAATTATTATATATTAGAAAAAAAAAGAAGTGCTAAATGCACTTCTCCATATTGTTATAAACTTCTTCAAATTGATAAGGTTTATATACCTTAATGTTTTCCCACGTTGTAGGCATTATTTCACCTGGATCTGTACCAAACGGTAATATATAAATGTTAATATCCATTTTATCTTTAAGCTTCATCATTGCGCTATATGTTGCGTCCATTCCTGCTTTATCACCGTCATACATCAAGTTAACACTTGTGAAGTTTTTTATAAGTATCTTTACTTGTTCATCTGTTAACTTCGCTCCAAAGCAACCTAATGCACTTATTCCTAAATCACGTAGCTTTAATACATCTATAGCTCCTTCAACAAGGAAAGGAACATCATCATTTACTAAATGTAATCCAAATAAATGCTCTCCAACTTTAAGTCCAGTTGGTTGATGTAACCACTTTATCGGCTTAGTGTTATCTCTTCTACGCATTGTTGCTCCTATACATTTACCAACATCATCACGTATCGGGAACACTATTCTATCATATTCTTTTGAATAGCTTACTTCAAATAATTCTAATGTTTCTTGCGTTATTCCTCTATAACGTGATATTTGCTTTAAATCTCCTAATTGAGCTAAGTTATACTCTTCATTAATATTCTTTTCTTTCTTTGATTTAACAAACTTCTTCCAATCTTCAAGTTCTTTATTGTTACGTCTGCTTGTTATATCATAAGTTGCGTTCTCTACATTTATATTAAGTATTTCTGCAACCTTATTAACTATTGCTTTAAATTGTGTATTTAAATCAAGATTTTCTTTTATAGCAACAAATCCAAAAACATCACTTCCAGTATTACATCTTGTGTGGCAATACCAAAGACCATTTTCTTTCCAAACAAAAGATGTTGGGTTGTTCCCACCGTGAAGAGGACAACAACATCTTACACTACTTCCCATTCTATATATCTTATTTACTCCGTAATATTCTAAAACAGAGCATATACTATCCATATTAATACTATCTTGTATTATTTCAACTGCGTTCATTTACACTTCCTCCATTCTCAATATGTGCTTATTATTATATATATTTATCGGTGGTAGATCACTACTTCCAGAACGTTGAAACGCTAACCAAAGAGTTTGATTTCCTCTTTCTAAGCCATTTCTAGCAATTTCTTCATCTGATTTATTAACAAGATAAAATAGTTTACTTGCCATATGAAGAATACGCTTTGAACCACCTATAAAACTTTGTCCAGGTTTGCCATTATTTAATACTGATTCGTCTGCGTTACTTTGACATGCACTTATAACTGGAATATTTAATATCCCTGCTAAATCTTTTAAGCAAGTTGTCATATAACCTAAACGTTGATATTCTTGTGCTGACGCTAAATTGCTTACATCACTTGCAGGTAATTTAATGTAGTCAAATATAAGCACATCACATTGTCCTTGTAAATTCTTTTGCTTTGCAAGAGCCGTAACTTTTTCTGTTGTGAAGTCTGGCATATATATGTGTGTAAAAGGAGCTTTTTGTATCTTTGCTAATGCTTCTCTTATACGTTCTGCCTTATCTGTTGCTAATCCATTTTCTGTGTTTTTAGCAAACATTCCATTACATATTTCTGTGTAAGGAACACCAGAAATACAAGAAAGTAATCTATCTTCCATTTCTTCATCTGACATTTCTGTACTAATATATAATACTGGAATATCGCTAAATACTGATAAACTCATTGCGTGGTTCATAAGTATTGCTGATTTACCAGTTTTACTAGGCGCACAATAAACTGTAAGTTCTCCACCTTGATAACCTTGCGTGTATTTATCGAAGCAATTCCAACCTATTCTATATCCTTTTACATCTGTTGGATTACTAGCTCTTTCGTTTAATCTGTCTGCTAAACTACTTCCCATTTTATACACCTTACTTTCGCTATTACATAGACTTAAACTTAATAAGTTGTCTTGCATATTATCTAAAACGATTGGTAAATTAACATCATCATCAAGCATTTTTTCTTTTGTTTCATCACATAACATATATATATTACGTCTTTTATATGCGTTAACAACTTTCTCAACGTAAATTCCTATGTTATCATATATTTCAGTCATTAACAACAAATCAATATATTCTAACCCACCTAAGTTATTTAATTCTTCTTTACCTTTTGTATCAAGTGTATTAATTATCGCTACACCATCTATTTTATCATATCCTTGCGACATTAAATAGGCTATAGCGCTATAAATATAACGATTTGCTTTGACACTAAAGTGTTCTTTTTTCAATCCTAACTCTTCACAACGTAATATATTGTCGGTATTTTTCATTATAATAGTTAAGATAGCTCTTTCCGAACCAGAAAAAGCAATCATTTCTTCTATTCTGCTCATATATATAACCTCGCTTTATAATCTTTTAGCTGTTTCGCTTAAAATTCTATTTGCTCTATCTTTACTTATGTTGTTTTCTCTCATAGTTATATAAAATTTATTAAGCAAATTATCTATAGCTTTATTAACTATTTGCTCTGCTCTCATGTTCTCTTCTTGTCTTTTTAATCTTCTTCTTTCTGCTCTGTTCATCTTCTCTATCTCCTTATGTTATAGGTGCGAATTAACGCACCTTATTTAATACATACTTCTTTTTATACTTTCTAATGTTTCTTCTAAATATTGATTATCTGTTTGTAAATATTCGCAAGGTTCATCATTACCATAGCAACCTAATTCACTAACTAAATAATTAAAACATTCCTTACATTGCTCACATACCATAAAATCACCTCCACTTAAAGAATAATATTAATGAATTGCTTACTAGCTAAATTTTATAGGTAAATTTTGAATGTAATCTTGTAATCCACATTTTTTACAAATAACTTCGTTATTTTTTATTTCTTCTTGAAGTAGATAACTTCTGCCTTCAATTTCTAATAAACCTTCTATCTCTGTGTGTTCAAAATCTTCGTTTCCACAACAGTAACAACTTAATTTTAACTGCATTATTATCACCTTTTATTTGTAATTTTTAAACTGCGTACTTATTCTTTAAATACTCTCTGTACACATATTCTTTTTCGCTTATTATTTCAAATATCTTTGTTGATTCAGAACTAAGCTCTTCGTTAAACGCTAATCTATAGCCACTTTTTACTGATATTATACATGACGTATATCCGTCATTATCTTTTAAAATAAAATCTCTTGTATCATTTTCTTCACCTCTTATTACTATTTTATTAAAATTTAGTAACATAGGGCAAAACATGTATTTTTCTTTTATTCTTAAAAATTTACAACCTTTCATTTTCTACACCTCTTATATCATATATATATTAAATAAATTTATCTAAAAAATTACTTTGTTTCTCCTTTTTATTATTTTCAAATTTTAAATCAAGAACGCTATTTGCTATTGGTTTTGCGTTTTGTTCTTTCACTTCTTTTAACTTAATATCATCTAATATTTTGTTAGTTGCAAAACTAAGATAACCAGGAGAATAAACGTTAGTAATGTTCCCTTCCTCAATCCACTTAATTACGCTTTCTAACTCTTCATAAGTATAAACATTAAGCAAGTTTTTAAATTGACCTATACCTATTTTCATAAGTGCAGGAGTAACTTTCTTATTTATTGCTCTGTAAAAATACTTACATAATTCTATCGCTTGTTTATTAACTTCTTTACTCATATTAATTCAACTCCTTGTAATTCAAAAAAACATTCTGTGCTACAATAATATTCTTCTGTTTGGTTTATGTAAATTACATCATTATAACCTACACAACACTCTTCACCACAATGTTCACATATTGGACTATCGACAATTTCTTTTTCTCTCATATCATCTACAAACACTTTTATTCACCTCTCTAACACGCTAATTGCACTTTTATACTTTCATTTATTCTCTTTGTTAAACCTACAGTTACACGTCCTATACGTTGATATAACTGACTTTTACTTATAGTAAGTATAGTTTCGCAAAGTATTTTACTTTCTTTTACAAGTCCACACTCTTCAACTAGATCACCGTCAATAAGTATATGAGTTTTAAGCTTAACGTTTGTATTACTACTTATTGGCACAACAGTTACATTATCGCTATGAGCATTATTGAAGTTGTTAGATATAATAACTACTGGTCTTATACCTCCTTGCACATGACCTAACATATTATTTAAGTTTGCATAAAAAATATCGCTTTTTAATACCATATATATAACCTCCTATTTATAAAATTAAGAGTATAGGCGTTAACCTATACTCCATAAAAAGCTAAATGTCGCTCTTGCTTTTTTATTTTTTTTATTTATTAAAACGGTGCAATAACACCATCTACTACTAAATCTTCACTATTATTGCTACCAGAAGTATAATTACCTGCGTCTGCATTAAACGTCTTTTGTGCGTCCTCTATGCTCATTCCACTCATTAATAAATCAACTATTACCCTATCAAATACCTTAGTAACGTCATCTAAATTATAAAGTTCTAATCCTTGTGGAACTGGTTCGCTTTGCATTACTGGTATTACAGTATATTTAGTATCTAATCCTCTACCAGTTTTAACAATATTTATATCGTAACCAGTTATATCTCCCATTGATTTGTGGAAAGTCGCTAAAGTTTCAAATATTGTTTTTCCTTTTTGTAGAAGCTCTACTCTTTGTGTTGCTCTATTATATACATTAATAACAAACTGTCTTTGTATTCTATCTCTAGTTTGTACATTATTTGCCTTATCGTATTTTAATTTCTCACACATAGGACAATTCTTTCCTAAACAAACAACTGAAAGTCCTTTACCGTTGTTAGCTTGTGATAACCAATGTACCCATACTGCTTTAGGTTCTGCGTCTAAAATTCTCATTTGATTGTTACCGTCTTGGAATTTTACGTAAGACGTTTCACCTTTACCTTCTCTTGAATTTTCGTTTTCTAATGCTAAATCCCATGTACTCATTTTAAATTACCTCTCTCTTCGCAATTTTTTTTAATTTTTTTAAATTTTT